ATGGTGGTGTTTATTCATTTGCTATTTGGATGAAGATCCCAACAGAATGGGAAGACCAGTGTAAGTTGCCACAGTTCCAAGATATTAAAAAAGATAATAGAAAAGCAGGAACATTTGAGTTCCAATATACTGATGCACTTGGTGGTATCAGAAGTATGTCATATCAATTAGGTAAATCATTTGAGAATTGTATGGTATTCTTCCCTGCTTCATTGATGCACGCTGTACATCCTTTCTATGGAACTGATGAAGCAAGAGTATCTATTGCAGGAAATCTTTGGTATGATACTACAGGTAAAGGTAGATATGGTAATGCATTAGATCCACAGCAGTTGGGTGACAAAGATGAATATCTCAAAACAATAGAAGCAAATAGAACTGAATATGATGGGTCAGGTAATTATACCAAAGCAGAAACAGAAAAAACATTTAAAGTAAAACCTAAGAAACCAAAGAAGACAAAAGGATCAAAAGGATTTAAAGATTTCGTTCCTAATATCAAGGCTTGACATAACTTAATAAATACCCATAGATGCATGGGTTAAGTGATTGACACAACAGCCAATGTTGTCATATCAAAGGCTAACGAAGTATTTTTAAAAGTTAATTCGGAACCTCATATTGAGTATGAATTGAGAGACCACTTTACCTTTGAGGTAGAGGGTGCAAAGTTCATGCCTCAATATAGGAATAGGAATTGGAATGGTGAGATACATCTTTTCGATATGAGATCGAAGAGAATCTATATTGGATTATTAGATAGAATTATTTCTTTTTGTCAGAGACATGACTACACATATAAATTTGTAGATAATGAATATTATGGTACTCCCTTTGAGATTAATGAGGGGATATCATATGAAGGTGTTAAGGATTATATGCAATCCATCTGCTCTCATAGTCCAAGAAAATACCAAGTTGAGGGAGTATATGATGCATTAAAACATAATAGAAAGCTATTGATATCACCAACTGCTTCAGGCAAATCTTTGATGATTTACGCTCTTGTAAGATATTACGTTGATAAAGGACAAAAAATTCTCTTAGTTGTTCCGACGACATCTCTCGTAGAGCAGATGTATAAGGATTTTGAAGATTATGGTTGGGATGCTGAGTCATTTTGCCACCGTATCTATTCTGGAAAAGAAAAAACTAACGAATATCCTGTTACTATAACTACTTGGCAATCTGTCTTTAGACTAGATAGATCCTTTTTTACTGACTATGATGTGATCATTGGTGATGAAGCACACTTATTTAAGAGTAAGTCACTAGTATCTATAATGACAAAACTAGAGCACGCCAAGTATAGATTTGGATTTACTGGTACATTAGACGGCACACAGACTCATAAATGGGTCTTAGAGGGATTGTTTGGTCCATCATACAAAGTGACTAAAACAGATGAACTAATGAGACAAGGACACCTTTCTCAGTTAGATATACAATGTATTATTCTAAAACATTCTCCTCAGAAGTTTGATACTTACAATGATGAAATTGAATATTTAATATCTCATGAGAAGAGAAATAATTTTATTAAGAATTTAACTCTCGATTTAAAAGGTAATACACTAGTATTGTATAGTAGAGTAGAAGCACATGGTGCAGTGCTATATGAAAAGATAAATAATAGCAAAAGAGATAACAGAAAAGTTTTCTTTGTTCATGGTGGTGTGGATGCGGAACAAAGAGAATTAATTCGTGAAATTACGGAGCAAGAAAAAAATGCAGTCATCGTTGCCTCCTATGGAACATTTAGTACTGGCATTAATATTAAAAACCTCCATAATGTTATCTTTGCCTCACCGTCAAAATCAAGAGTTAGAAATCTCCAAAGCATTGGACGAATACTTAGAAAAAGCACTAACAAAGTAAAGGCAACTCTTTATGATATATCTGATGACTGCACTCACAACTCTAAAAAAAATTACACATTAAATCACTTTATTGAAAGAATTAAAATTTACAATGAAGAAAATTTCAATTATGAAATAGTAACAGTACAACTTAAGAAAGATGGGAATTGAAGACGACTTCTATGCAACAATAAAATTAAATTCTGGGGAAGAAGTATTCGCCAAAGTTGCGGCCTCGGAAGAAGAAGATCGCACTATGTTAATTCTTCATACTCCTGTTACTGTAAGTGAAATAAAAAATAAAGGTGGACTAGTAGGATATAAAGTAGAACCTTGGTTAAAGACTACTAGAGAAGATATGTTTATTATTAATATGGATAATGTATTAACTTTATCCGAATCATCAGATATGGAAATGATAATGATGTATCAACATTATCTTAGAGATGCTCATAGAAGTGGTCATGAACATAAACTTAATAGAAGAATGGGTTATATATCTAATGTAAAAGATGCTAAAGAAAATTTAGAAAAAATGTTTAAATTAAATAAACCAGAAGAGTCTTAATACAATCCCTTAAACCTCCACAAAGGTAATTGTAACGTTATTTCGATACCTTGTCAACTATCTTTAGAAGTGTTATAATATCTACATAATAGTGATAAAGACTTATGGTAATACGAACTGGTATGGCTAGAAGAAGAACTAAGAACGAACACTATGTAAATAACAAGGAATTTCTTGCTGCTTTAATAAGATATCAAGAAGACATTGAGATTGCTAAGTTACAAGATAAACCTAAACCAGTGATACCAAGATACATAGGTGAGTGTTTTTTAAAGATTGCAAATCATTTATCATTCAAACCAAACTTTGTTAATTACATGTTTAAGGAGGATATGATTTCTGATGGTATAGAAAATTGTGTTCAATATATACACAACTTTAATCCAGAGAAATCTAAAAACCCTTTTGCTTACTTTACTCAGATCATACATTACGCATTTCTCCGTAGGATACAAAGAGAGAAACGTCAGTTAGAGATTAAGAATAAGATTATTGAGAAGTCTGGTTATCAAGAAGTATTTGATGATAACAATCAGATTGACGGATCCAATTATTCAGACTATAATTCAATCAAAGATGCTGTTCACTCGAAATTGCGTAATTAATGAAGATTGCAATCATAACGGATCAGCACTTCGGAGCACGAAAAAATTCAAAACTTTTTCACGATTACTTTCTGAAGTTTTATAATGATGTATTTTTTCCTTTCCTAGAGAAGGAAGGGATTACTACGATTGTTGATATGGGAGATACTTTTGACAATCGAACAGGAATTAATTTTAATGCATTGGCATGGGCAAAAGATAATTATTTTGATAGACTTAAAGAATTAGGATGCACAGTTCATACTATTGTTGGTAATCATACAGCATACTATAAAAATACTAATGATATCAATGCAGTAGATCTGTTATTGAGAGAGTATGATAATGTAAAAATATATGCAGAAACACAAGAAGTTAAACTAGGAGATACAAAAGTTCTTTTTGTTCCTTGGATTAATAATGAGAATGAAGAGGAAACATTTAAGAAAGTTAAAAAATCTAATTGTAAGGTAGTAATGGGTCATTTAGAATTAAATGGTTTCCAAGCTACTGCTGGACATGTGATGGAACATGGAATGGCAACTACTCCATTTGATAGATTTGAAAAAGTATATTCTGGGCATTATCATTGTAGATCTATACAAGAACCTGTTCATTACTTAGGTAACCCTTATGAGATGTTCTGGGGTGATGTAAATGATACTGAAAGAGGATTCCATGTTTGGGATACAGATACTTTTGAGCATACTCCTGTAAATAATCCATTTAGATTGCATCATATTGTTTACTATAAAGATACTGATTATCAATTATTTGATGCTAGAGAATTGGAGAATAAAATTGTAAAGGTTATTGTTCGTCAGAAATCAGATATTACTAAGTTTGAAAAATTTATCGATAAGTTATATGGTGCGAATGTAGCAGAACTTAAAGTAGTAGAGAACTTTGCAATTCAAGAGGCGGCAGATTTTGAAGCATTTGAATCTGAAGATACTATTTCAGTTTTGGATAGGTATATTGAAGAGGCAGAAATAGATCTTGATAAATCTAGAATACATAAAATTATACAAGAAATATATCAAGAGGCTTGTGAGCAAGTATAATGTATATAATAACTGTGGAGGGAAAAGAAAATGAAGGTGCTTATTCCGTGCCAGATGATGATGGAGAACATATTCTTTATCTTTTTGAGGATGAAGATGATGCCCTTCGATATGCTATGATGCTAGAAGATGCAGGAAATCCTCAAATGCATGTGATTGAAGTTGAAGATGAAGTCATGATAAAGACTTGTCAGATGCATGATTATCGTTATGCAGTCATTACACAGGATGACATTGTAATACCTCCCGCTACTGAACATGATTACATTTGAGAGTATACGTTGGAAGAATTTTTTATCTACTGGTAATCAATTCATTGAAGTAAATTTCCAAACTGATGGTGAATCTAGATTTGCAAAAAATTCTACAACACTAGTGGTAGGAACTAATGGTGCTGGAAAGAGCACTATCCTAGATGCACTTACATTTAGTTTGTTTAATAAACCATTCCGTAAGATTAGTAAAGGTCAGTTAGTTAATACTGTTAATGAAAAAGATTGTAGAGTTGAGGTAGAGTTTTCTATAGGATCAACCAGTTGGAAAGTTGTGAGAGCAATCAAACCAAATACGTTTGAGATATGGAGAGATGGAAATTTATTAGACCAATCTGCTTCTGCAAATGATCAACAGAAGTGGTTGGAGCAGAATGTTCTTAAGATGAACTACAAGTCATTTACTCAAATTGTTATTTTGGGTAGTAGTGCTTTTGTCCCATTCATGCAATTGACTGCATCTAACCGAAGAGAAGTGATTGAAGATCTTTTAGATATTAAGATTTTCTCTTCTATGAATAATTTAATTAAAGATAAGATTAGATTGGTTAGGGAAGAAATAAAAACATTTGAACTTAAAAAAGAATCTCTGAATGATAAAGTTGAGATGCAAGAAAATTTTATTGATGAATTAGAACAGCAAGGTAAGGGAAGAATAGAAGATAATAAAAAGAAAATGAGAAGTATTGGTGATGAGATTTGTGTCATGATAAATCAGAATGAGCATACAGAAGATCAGGTATTTGGACTTACTGAAAAGCAAGAATTGTTAACAGGAGCTACAAAAAAGTTACGTGAGTTAGGAAACCTTAAAGGAAAAATATCCCAGAAGGTATCTACCATTACCAAGGAGCATAAGTTTTTCACAGAACATACTGTTTGCCCTACTTGTAGGCAGGACATTCAGGAGGACTTCAGAATAAATAAAATTACCGATGCTCAAACTAAAGCTAAGGAGTTGCAATCTGGTTATAAAGAACTAGAACAGGCAATTAAAGAGGAAGAAGAGCGAGAGCATCAATTCACTACCATATCAAAGGAGGTTACTTCACTAACACATGGCATTTCTAAAAACAATACTAGAATTTCTGGCTGTCAACGACAAATCAGGGATCTTGAATCGGAAATTCAAAAACTTACCGAACAACTTGCAGATAGAAATACTGAACATGAGAAGTTAACTAATTTTAAAGACAAACTAACAACTACATACTCCGAATTATCAACTAGGAAGGACACCATAAGTTATTATGATTTTTCATATAACTTACTTAGAGACGGTGGAGTGAAGACCAAAATCATTAAGAAGTATCTACCGCTGATAAATCAGCAAGTCAATCGATACCTTCAAAAGATGGACTTCTA